TCCCGATATTGAGTTAATCTACTATAGGGGTATTCAGTTGTACATTAATTAACTAGACAATCATCTAGATAATTGTTTAAAAAAAGAAAAAAAAGAAAGATTAGATAGTTACTTCTTTATTGCAACTATCGCATATACAACTAGATAAACTGCTGGTCTTTAAGCATTTCTTTAGATAGCCATGATGACACTTTGATTGACTAGATGCTGATGGTAACAATGAAGTTTTGTGTAGTTCAATGTAGGCTTCGTAGAATTGATTAATCTTTGCCTTCATTAATTCAATTCTGCCATCATCAATTTGCCAACTGATTGAATAACTAGGTAGATACCTAATTGCTGAGTCACATGATTCTTTAACTAGTTCTGGACTTACAAGACTAGATGCATACTGCTTTATATCAGCAATCACTGCATTGACTCTCATTCTGCCATATACTAATGAGAAAAGAATTGATTGAACACGGTTTCCTTTAGCCTTTTCACTACTCCATGAATAGAACAAGGATTTGTATTTTTCCTTAATTGTTGTTCTAGTTCCTTCAGCGGTTAGCTCTTCAACTAGAGCACTATCGAATTCCCTTAAGACATTGTTATGTTTAATTAACACAACGATATCCCTATCAAGGCAATCTCTAATTAATGAACCAACGTATTGGCTAACTAGAGGGCTTCTGAATGGAATAGTCACAGCGTTAATCTTTCCACCAAATGCTGGAAAGAATAGGGCTTCAGCTGGGGTTTCAACATCTTGTAAAACCATATCGAAGGCTTCTTTAAAGTATAGACACGCATCTAGGCTTTCTTTGTGTAGGCTAATTGAAACAGCCTTTGCTTCATTGTCTAGGCTTGCACGAAAACTACTAGATGCTCGCTTTGGCTGTACAGCCAATAGGTTAATACCCTCATAGGATACCTCATTAACTAGGTAATCGCATGATTTGCCTAGAGAGCCATCTAGGGTTATCTCGGTCTGTCCAAGCCTCAAGGCTTTGTCTAATTGACTAGATAACTCTGTTATTCTATTAGATAACTGTTTAATCTTATCATCTCTTGTTTGACTAGACGATAGGTTGTACAAGTAGTCCTCTAATAGATTAAGGTTCTGTTCATACAATTCACTGTTTGCTTGTTTATTCAAAAGATTACGTGTTCTCTTGTTTAATTCAGCAATCACTTGTTTATCTAGAGGTTTGTTTGAGTTTGTCATTTTCATCTCCTCTATGTATACATTCTCTTGATAGTATATATATGTTGTTATTATGCATATTGCGTTAGAAAGGCGAGGGTCTTCATAGACTTCATTCTCCCCAGCTACTAGTCTGATTATCTCACCCACTCGCCACTTTTTACCAATAAGTTCTTTTGAAAAATTTTTAAAAAAATCCTTTTTTTAGAAGTTTTTTTTCTTTTTTTAATTAAGTCATGCAAAACCTTTTAAACAAAGAAGTCCTTAGTATATTTGATGAATACTGATAAGACTAAGAAGATAGTTAAGGAAAAGTCCCAGATAGGTACGGCTCTTAGACCTAAAGATATCAAGGTCAAGATACCTAAGATACCTAAGATTAAATCTGAGAGAGATTTACTCAATACGGGGAGTTATGAGAATGTCCTATGGGTTTTGCTTTCTTTTTTGATAATTAATACTATAGCCATAAGTGCTATAGCTACTGTCGCCTCGTTCCTTATGGGGTGGAGTTGGGTCTTAGTAGGAATAATCGGTGCATGTGGGGTTTTAGATGTTGCAATAAGCATACCTCTGACCTACCGTCTTTTCAAGACAATGATTAAACTTATTAGGGTTAAGGCTGAGGGTGGTAAGATTGATTAGTACTAAACCCAGAGCCAAACATTGTGTCTATTGTGGCCAACCTCTGTTGGATACCAATATGACTACTATCCAGAGATGTAAGCGTTGTGAGGTGGAATATCATTTCCAACATGGACAAGGAAGTTCAACCCATTGTAGGATAGAACACATAAAAATAATTAGAGAGTTGCAAGAGAGATGAGAGACGAGATTGATGAGAAATACCTCAAGACAGATGAGGTAGATTTAGATAGACTAAGTAAGATGAATATAGAGGATGCAGACCTCAGTGTAGAAAATGTCTATCAATTGTTATTTAGAGAAGGTAAGAGTATAGTCGCACCTAAGAAGAGGTTCGTTGTTTCTAAACTCAAAGGTGAGAGGAAGAAAGAGAATTGGCTTCTACTTGAGAAGGCTTATATGGCCGACCCAATAGTTTTTAGGGCGATAAACATTATAGCAGACTTGACAGTCTCTTATGGGTTTTATTTCGATTATCCTTATACCAATGCCGACCTTAATAAGCGTGAAGAAGAATTTGTTACTAAACTTACCGAATGGTCAGAATATGTAGATTTATCTAGTGTCATACGTAATGCCTTAGTTGATTTAGTCATCTTTGGTAATGCCTTTATAGAAAAGGTCTATAATGATGATTGGGGTATCAGTAACCTCAAGATTATCCATCCAGCAACGATGTTTGTTGATAGAGATGATGATGGTACAGTCAAGGCCTATTATCAAAGACCAAGTGGTTTTGATACTAATACTTATAGTTCTTTAGTACCCTTTATATCTATGGAAAGAGATATTAAACTCTATCCAGAGAATGTCATACATTTGAAATGGAATAATCCTACTAATGCTACCTACGGGACAAGTGGATTACTTACCCTTATAGATAGTATCAATATCAAGTTAGGTATGAAAGAAGACATGTCATATCTGGTGCAAAGATGGGCTGAGCCTTTTGTGGCTTGGTTAGTTGGTAATGAGAAGTTTTCTAATGTTTCAGTACCTATGATTAATAAAGTACGTAACATTATCAACAAACAATCTGAAGATAAGAACATGGCACTTCCGTGGTACGTTGAACCTAAACCTATAGCAGTTGGAAATGAAACAATGGATGTTTCAACCTATCTGGCCTTCATGAATGATGAGATTATCAAAGGTCTTGGTGTTCCAGATGTTATCTTAGGTAGTGGTGGCAGTGGTGGAAGACAAGCCAGTGCTGAGGTGAAATTTGAGGCCTTTGTGAGATTCCTTAGAAGTTTGCAGATTTATGTTTCAAATATCTTCCGTAGATATTGTTTTACTGACATTGTCATACCTTTAGACACTGATAAAGGTTCGGGAGATGTAGGTTCATTCAGAGCCACAAGTAATCTTGAAATAAGTTATAAAGACTGGAAGAAAATTCCAAGTCTAAGATGGAGACCAATAGAATCTATCGCTGACCAAAGGTTACGTATAGATGCATTAACCAAAGCTGGTGTGTTAGACTTAGAGAAAGCACGTAAAGAGCTTAACCTTAGACCAACAGCCAATGAGAAACAATTCAGTCCAGAAAATAGAGAAAGATTAGCCAATGAGGCTTTAAGACTTTCTCAAGCCAAGATGTCTGAAGAACAGAGAAAGAACCCTAAGAAGTTCCAATCATCTCCAGCACAATCGGCTGGTGGTGCAAGTTCAGCGGCCAAACCTAAAGCCAAACCCAAAGGTGATACAAGTGCTAAAAAGAAGTAATCTAAGTTTGAAAGAGTTTGCGGAGATGTTAGGTCTCCCACTCGACCATATTGATGATGAGACTTGGGAAACCATTGAGAAGATTCAAGAAATCAATGATAAGGCTGAAGAGTTTTGGAAACTGGTAGAAGAGTTTAATGAGCCAAAGGTTAAGATTTGGACATCAGATGGAACTAGTGATTGGCCTATAGCATATGAGTGGAAAGAGTGTCCAAGCTCTATTGATGGAAGTCATGCTTGGGTTCTAGATGATACTACTACTATGGCAAGTGCCTATAAGTGTGCCTATTGTAATGCATGGAAAACAGAAACATGGAATTATGATATGGACTATGATTACTACTATTCAACTTATCTTTTAGGGTGCTAAACGAACAAAACATCCACAAACTTTATATATTCTTTTCTTCTTTTCTTAATTGATTGATATGACGAGGTATGACCTTAATTTTACCAACAAGATTAAACTTTCTTCAGAAGATGAGGATAGCATAATCATTGAAGGCGTAGCTGTAACTGGAAATGTCAATTCTAAATATTTACAATTCACAGAAACTGCTTTGAAACAAGCGGCCAAATCTTTGAAAGATGTTAAAATACTTATTGACCATGCTTATGATTCAACTATGGTAGTTGGCAAAGTATTGGCAACTAAGAGAAAAGAGGAAATAGTCTTCTTCGAAGGAGACATAAATCCAAACCATCCATCAAAGATACACATCTCTTTGGTAAGAGGAGATGTCGATGCGGCAAGTGTAGGCGGATACGCCAAAAGCATTAAATGTTCTATTTGTAATTCCGAAGCTCATGAATGTGAGCACTTTATAGGGGAAAAGTATAAAGGCAAAATTGCTGTTGGGTTAGTGCAAGACTTTAGTGCACAAGAACTCAGTTTAACTGCTTTTCCAGCTGATAAAAATGCGAAGATAGATAATATCTATGCTGTTGCCCAAACCATCAATGATGCGAAAAAGCAACGAGCTATCATAGACATAAGGCACGAAGGAGACGGCGAAAATGCCGAAAGCTTTAAAAGGGATGAAGATAGAAGTGATGATGAATTGAAAAATAAAAATTCAAGAGGCATTGATATGGAAACTCCAGAAATTGAAAATAAGCCAGAAGTTAAACAAACTGAAGCCGAAGCTCAATTAAAAGTTCTACAATCTATGGTTGAAAAATTAGCACAAGAAAATGAGGCTAAAGACAAAGAAAATACAAATCTTAGTCAAAGACTCGATAAACAAGAAAACTTTATTTCTAAACAAATCGCTAAAGAAAGAGATGAAAAAATCCAAGAGATTGTTCGTCTTTCTGGAATCGAATTAACAGAAATAGAAAAACTTGAAGATTCACTGTTAGATGCTCAACTACAAGTTGTTAGAAAATTTAAGAAAGTAAACCAATCAACTGCAAGTGTCAGTCAACCTAATGTTGAAATGACAAAAACTCAAAGAAAAGAACTTGTTCGTAAGGTCTTTGGATTTCCAAAACCTTCTGAAAAAGCTGTAAAAATAATTCAAGACATGAAGGATGAGAAAGAATCTATGACAAATTATGCCATACAATTTTTCTCAAGAAAAGGTGACGAATCATGAGTTTAGTACCAGAACTACCAAGTGTAGTACATAAAGTAGGCCCTAGATACGGGGTACAAGTCAAAGACGCAACAATCATCAATAGTGGTGATTTGGTTGTAATGGATGCATTACAAGCTGTTATTGACCATAATACGCCAAGTACAACTTACGATAAAGTCGTTATCGGTGCAACCTTCGACAAAACAAACGCAACATATGCAAATCTTCAAAAATTTGCACCTCACACAGCACACACTGGAACTGAGGAAATTGAAGGCAGTATTAAAGTGGAAGCTTTAATGATTGCTGGTGTCTCAGTAACAACTAATCCGATTGATTATGATTTAAGAGGAGCTCCAACAGATGTAACACAATATACATTTGATGCAACTAGATATGGTGGTCAAGACTTCCGTAGAGCGACAATCATAACAGAAGGTATGGTTTGGATGAGATATGATGGTGCGTCATTCCCAAATGTAGGAGAAGGAGTAGTTCCATCTGCTACAACTGATGGTAGAGTTACAAAACTCGCACTTATTAGTGGTGGGGAAGCATTTACAGCTGGAGATAGAGTGACACATTCAAATGTGGGTATAACATGGGGTACATATGATGATGGTACTGACAAGTACATCTTAATAAGATTAACCCCAGATTTATGGTAAGGTAGAGTAGTATGTATAATAAACAAGGCCAATATTTACTTGAGCAAATGATAAGCACTGGAGAATTCAAAGAATTCGTGCCAGAAGTTATTAATGAAGCAATATTAACTTATTACGAACCAGCACTGTTAGGTCGTACCGCAACAAATGTTTTCACAGCAGAAACTCCAATCATCTCATGGTTAGATGAAAGGGGATTAGATGCGGCTATCGTAGGAGAAGGGGAAGAGCCACCAAGAGCCAGAATGAGATTTAGCAAAAGAACTCTCAGAATGTTAAAGATAGGTTTAGCACTTGAATTTACCGCAGAGGTAATTGAAGATGCCGCACTTAACTTAGTCGCAAGACACGTTCAAAGAGCTACTGTTGCTTGTGCTCGTAAGGAAAATGCTTATATATTTAGTGTTTTACTTGGTGGTGTTGCCGATGGCAGTTCAACCTTTATGAAAGGGGAAATTTATCCCGACCATGTTTTAGAAGCTACAGACGTAACATGGCTTCCAGCTAACGCAAACTTAGATTATACTAAGATTCAAGTTGCTACACAAACACTTGAAGATGAAGGATGGAATCCAGATACAGTAGTTATGAGTCCAGCTCAATGGACACAAGTAAAATTGTTACTCGATGTAAGAGATGCCGATGGACTTTGGCATACTTCAATAACACCAAGAGCCGAAGGGGCAATTGATAGTGGAAGAGGGGCAATTCGTGGTTTAGATAGATTCAACGTACTTGTAACACCAGCTATACCAAACGATAAATTTTTAATGTTTGATAAAGCAGAATATTCAGCTTTCTATGAAAGAAGACCATTAGGTGTGAATACAATACCAGACGACCTCAGAGATATGATGACCATGTCTATGTTCGAAAGAGTTGGCTGTGCGGTTATAAGACCAGCAGCTGCGGTAATGATTAACGGATTAACTTATAGCAATCCAGCAGACTATGTAACATCTGCTTAAAAGCTAATAGTTTAATAACGGTAAGTAATAAGATAAATAATTTTTTTATCTTTTTTTTATTCTTTTTAATGTACATTAGGTAAGTAATGTAAAGACTTTTATATTTATAGAACAAAAGTATACCAATGAATAATTTTAGCCTTATGCATGATATTATAATTCTTGCAAATAAGATAGAACAAGAACATGGAAAGTAT